GGCGGTTCCGCTTCGGACACGCTTTTCACCGAGGACATGATTACAGACCTCTTGGCTCGTCATGGTTCTCCAGACCAGGCAGTAACTGACGGCTGGTTGATCAAGTCAGCTAAGCTCGCAACACTGGTTGACACGGTTGAAGGCTCCTCGATCCGTAAGCACTCGGCCGCCCACAAGGCAGCTCTGTCGCAAGTCAGGGTGGTCAACACCACGGCGGGCGGCCGAGTGACACGGATTCACCAGATTGAGAAGCCTGGCTGATGCCTACACCTGCTCAAGCTCGTGTGGAGCAGATCATGCAGCGCCGGGCTACTCAGGAATTCATCAGCTCCCACCCTATCCGAGTACAACTGACTCGGAAGGTGAAGAGCCGGGACACTTTGGTACGGGGTGGAACGGCTACTACATTCGAGCAGGGCATGCCTCAACAAGTTTTCCGCATCGCCCATGGCCCTCCCCGTCGACGTCGTCTTGAAAATAATCCCCCACACGCCCAGCATGCTGAAGTACCCTTCGCCAAAGACCTTCTCATCGGGTCTTGGGATGCCGACATCCGGATCGGAGATACCTTTGAGGTTGACGGGGTTGTTTACCGAGTTTCGTATGTCTTTCAGGACAGGGACTACGAGACAGTGGCAAACATCGAGTCTACCACCCAGAATGAAGAAGCGCTATGACCGGCGCTCCCGTAGGCACTACCGGTGTCGGCAAGAGCGGAGGAATTAGGTGGCTGGTTAACCCTTACATGGGCAGTGGGCACGCAGCTCGGTTCATCATCCACATGTCAGCAGGTCTAGCAGTTTTCACCAAGGGCTTTGCTGCTCAGGTTGAGCGGTATGCCAAAGAACACGCACCGTGGAGTGATCGGTCTGGAGACGCCCGAGCGGGGTTGACTGCTTTAGGTGAGCAGCGGCTAGTCACCTATACCATCACGTTATTCCACACCGCGAGTTACGGCATCTGGCTAGAGGTGAGGTGGGATGGGAAGTATGCCATCATTCTACCTACTATTGAGCACATGGGGCCGGTACTCATGGCTGAGCTGGCTGCGCTAAATCTGGCTGGCATTGCTAGGCTAGGAGGAGGATAATGGCAACTGACCTGAGAGCCATTGTTTTCCAGGCGCTACGAGCTGACTCGGAGATCGAGGCGCTCGTGGGTGATCGCATAATCCAGCGTGCTAGTTGGAATGTCGAGGACAGTACCGTCGAACCTCCCCCCGAAGCTACACCTTACTTGGTGTATGCTATGTCCGATGAGTCTCCGACTGGACCTTCAGCGATGAAGGCTACTCGCCGGTACCTGATGGTATGGGCGCACGACACTCCAGGTGACTACGGAATTGCCATTGATCCGCTTCTGGAGAGGGTCAAGCAAGTACTGCATGCCGTAGAACACTGTGAGACCTTCATGGAGATCAGGTTCTTGGGTAAGAGTCCTGACCTATACGACGACATGCTCAAGCACATTGTCCGATACAGCCGGTTCTACGCAACCCTCACGGAATAGGAGTACCAATGCCGAAGGTCATGTGGACTGGGCCCGAGCACGAGCGGATCATCGCCAAGAGTGACTTGGGCTTCGACCCCGAAGACGACACCTCGCTGGTGTGGAGTGCAGCTACTCGGTTCATCCAAGAGCTGACGGAAGAAGAGTTTGAGAAGCTGAAGGAACTTACGGGTCCCGGAACTTGGGATGTCGTTGAAGTGCTGGAAGCTGGTGAGGGTGAGCAGGTAGGGGTCACTGACAGCTCACCGACGAATCAGGGTGTGCCTCAGAAGTCTCCCAGAGAGGGCAAGAAGCCCGGGAAGACTGATGAGGCGTAACGACCCTTTGAGTGTTGCCTGATCGCTCACAGAAAATCTCGGGGATGTGACCCACATGGAATTACGCTGCCCAGGCAATAAGCTTCATGGCATTATCGTCTCTGACGGGGTGCTTGAGGTCAAGTGTGACAGCAAGTTCTGTGGTCATGGTCCGGGTGTGGTGGTTCTCCATCGGTTCGACATAAACACCGGCGAAGTGCTGGGGACCAAGACGTACAAGAATCCTAACATCGGCCATGAAAGGAGTACTAACAATGGCCATTGCAACGACTCCGCTGCCTTACGGTCTGCGTGACGTCAAGGTCGCCCTACTGGACACGGCTGATGCGCCGGGCACCAAGGTGGACTTGCCAGTTTCCCAGACCTTCAGCTTCTCAGAGGCTGAGGAATATGTCGAGCTTCGAGGTGACGACAAGGTCGTGGCCATTCGGGGTAAGGGACCCAAGGTTGCCTGGGAGCTGGAAGCTGGTGGTATCTCGCTCCAGGCATACGCAGTCATCGCAGGAGGAACTCTGTCTTTGACCGGCGTTACCCCGAACCAAGTCCGCAAGGTGAACAAGAAGGTCACAGACGTTCGCCCGTACTTCTACACCGAGGGTCAAGTTATCTCCGACAGTGGAGGCGACTTCCACGCTAAGGTCTACAAGTGCCGGGCTGACTCGGATGTACAAGGTGACTTCAAGGATGGCGAGTTTGCCATGCTGAGTCTCTCAGGTACGGGTATTGGTCACAGCTCGACTGATGACCTGTACGACCTGATCCACAACGAGACCACAACCGCAATTGTCTAACCCACCGAAGCTTTAAACCCCCCTGCGTAGTAAGTGAGTAAGTAAGTGCGTATGTGCGCACCTTCGGTGCGCACTCACTCAGCTCACTCACTCAGCTCACTCGCTTACCTATCGGTATGGGGTGAGTTTCAGCGAAGGTGTCGACTTGCCAAGGATCCCCAGGAGGACAAAATGGCAAAGACCAAGCCCAGCAAGAAGAAGAGTAAGGCTCAGAAGTCTTACAGAGAAGCTGTGTTGAAGGGCGATATCAAGGCCTCAGCAGGTCAGCGAATCTTCTCACAGCAGGACATGGAACCAACTACTGCAGGTGAGTGGAAGAAGGCTCCGGCTAACTATGGGGCAGTACCTCTCCCATTGCCCAGCGGTAACACCGCACTAGTACAACCGCTCGGCATTCCCGGGCTTCTGAGGCAAGGGTTGATCCCGAATCCCCTCCTCTCTACTGTCACCAATGTACTTGACGATGCTGATCTTCGCATGGAGAACCCCTCCCCTGAGGCCTTAGTAAAGGCTGAAAGGAAGCGGAGGAAGAGGCTTGCCGAGTCTATGGATGGCTGGGCTCGTGACCCAACGATGATGCTCGCCGTGTTTGACATGGCTGATGCCGTCTGTTTGGCTTGCGTAGAGCAACCGGAAGTCCTCCCCAAGCCCGACCCAAACGAAGACGGAAGTGTGTCTCGAGAAGATGGCAAGCTGTACATCGACGAGGTGGACTTCGATGACAAGCTTTACATCATGAGCTACGCCATGGCCGGGGTCCGTGACTTGGAATCCTTTCGTAACGAACTTGCCGGAAGTGTGGGCACTGCTCTCGATGGCCCAAACATGGCAAGTGCCCCCGAGTCAGTTGCTGAGCCTGACGGGGTATGAGGCCTTCTGCTTCGACCAGGCTGTAACCGTGCTCAATGCGGGGATCGAAGAGAGAATGGAGAAGGGGGTAGGCAAGCACAAGGACGCCGAAAAGGAAGCTCTGGCGAGAAGCCGGTGGCTTACCAGGTACATCGGGGGACCCGAAGCGGCGAGTAAGGCCACAGGCCAGTTTAGAGATCCGGCTTCAGCGTTCTAGGAGGTGAGTCTTGGCGACCTACGATTTGGGCACTGCCCACGGCAGGATTGAGATCGACGCGTCTAGTCTAGGTCGTGCTTCCGCGTCACTGAAGTTCATGGGTGACCGTATGCTCCTCCTCGGAGGTGCCGCGATTGCTGGCTTCGGGTTTGCCGTAAAGGCTGCAGCAGACTTCGAGGTACAAATTTCTCGGTTTGGGGCTGTTAGTGATGCTTCCGAGAAGCAAATGGAAAAGGTTCGGCAAAAGGCTCTACAGCTAGGTCGTGACTCTGCGTTCGGTGCCCGGGAGGTTGCTGAGGGCTTTGTTGAAATTGCCAAGGCTGGTTACGGAGTTGAAGAACTCATTGCTGGTGTTGGTGATGCTGCTGTGTACTTGGCAGCTGCCGGCGAACTGGACATGGCGGCTGCTACAGACGTCTTGATTGTAGCGCTGAAGGCCTTTAGGCTGCCTGCTTCGGATGCGGTTCGTGTTGCCGACTTGCTTGCTGGTGCAGCTAATGCTTCGCTGGCTGAAGTAAGGGATTTGGCTGAATCCTTCAAGTACGCAGCTGCAGTGGCAGCTTTGCTGGGAGTTAGCCTCGAAGA